ACCTAAAGAGTATCATAAAAATATTTCTGGCATACCTTTGAAAATATCCGTAGATGGCAGAGCAAAACTTAAATCTGATGGTCTGCTTGCCAAGATCAACAAAAATGTAAAAACTAGCACCAAATTCATAATTAGACACTATAATAAAAAAGGAGTGTACTATATCAATGTTGGCGGGGCTGGCTTATTTTACATGGGCAAGAATCCTCTGAAGCTAGATATTCCTGAATTGACAGGCGAAATTCAAGTAGAAATGAGGCTTGGATTTGGTGGTGGCAAATTGCAATTTCCTACCACTCCAGAGCCAACTAACGCTCGTTCGGCAGGACTTAGGCTGCAAGGTAGATTAAAAACGAAGGGGAAATCTAAGTATTCCCTCGATAATGCCGATGACATTAAAAAACTCTTTGGAGTTAAATAATGCTTAACCTCAAATCGTTTATCGCTGAAGAGAAAAATACTCATATGACTCACATCGAGGAGCTGATGTTCCTTGGTGGTGTCGATGGTACACGTCAGGCGATTAACTTCCTTCGTGATCTCCGTGATATGCTGAAGGGTAATGCTACCTCTCCCGTTGACATTACAGTTAAGTGGGATGGTGCTCCTGCTATCTTCGCTGGTGTTGATCCTGCAGACGGTAAGTTCTTTGTCGCTAAGAAAGGTTTGTTTGCCAAAACGCCTAAGATGTACAAGACGAACGCTGATATCAAAGCAGAGTTATCTGGTGAACTTGCAAAGAAGTTTACAATCGCTCTTGCTGAGTTTTCCAAACTTGGCATTCGCTCTGGTGTGTATCAAGGCGACATGATGTTCACGAAAGGCGACGTTAAGGTTGAGACGATTGAGGGGCAGAAGTATTATACATTCCAGCCCAACACGATTGTCTATGCTGTTCCTGTAAACACACCTCTTGGTAAGCAGATTGCGAGAGCAAAGATTGGTGTTGTTTGGCATACAACATATACAGGTAGCACGATTCAGAATATGTCTGCTTCGTTTGGTAAGGGTATTGTTTCTAATTTAAAACAATCATCAACTATCTGGATGGATGATGCTACATATCGTGATGTTTCTGGTAAAGCAACATTCAGCAAGAAAGAGTCAGACCAGTTTGATACAATGCTATCAGGCGCTGGTAAGTTGTTTAATAAAGTTAATGGTGATGCTTTCCGAACAATTACAGGCGACGATGAGTTGCGTCAGAAGACATTGACGTTTATCAATACATATGTTCGTGGTGGTAAAAACTTCCCAGATAGTGATAAGATGGCAACTGGTCTTGTAATGTATCTCAACGATTGGTTTCAGAAAGAAATTGATAAGAAGAAGACAGATAAAGCAAAAGCACAGTGGAAAGAACGTCGAGATGCTTTGGTCAATAAGGTTGTAATGAATAAAGATCAGTTAGTTGCTATGTTCAGTCTGATGAAGATTCTTGTTGAGTTAAAGGGTATGGTTATCGCTCAGTTTGATAAGACGCAAGAAGTCGATACTCTACTGAGAACAGCAAAAGGATTCCAAGTTACTCGCCAAGAAGGCTTCGTAGCGATTTCAAAACTTAAAGGTGGTGCAGTTAAACTTGTGGACCGTCTTGAGTTTAGTAAGGCCAACTTCAGTCCAGAAATTTTAAAAGGCTGGCAGAAATAGTTTTTTATAAATAAACAAAACTAACTTATCTTTTAAAGGAAATAAACAATGTCACGTATTCTAACACCAAAAGGTTGGAGAGAACTCAACGAAAAAAGAGATGATATACTTGAATCAGATTCATACTACGCCATGCTGGATGCAAAAAGACATGCAAAAAAAGACGGTGAAGACTATGATGGGGATGTCTCTGTACAGCACAGGTATGATGCATTCCATATGAAGAAAAGAGGCTATACTCATTTTGAACCAGGAAGGTATGGAAATCGTAGATACACCAAGGGTTCAACAGGATATAATTCTATAAAAATTACACCGGATCATCACGACGGTGTAAGTGAATAATTTTTTTATAAAAAAATAAACAAAACTAACTACTCCCAGTTAGTGTACGCAAAACCTGAGGAGAAAAAAATGAGTAAAACAGTAATCACTTTTGGCCGTATGAATCCCCCAACGGTCGGGCATCAAAAATTAATAGATAGAGTTAAGTCCGAAGCCAAGAAGCAAGGAGCGATGCCACATGTTTATGTATCACATTCTCAAGACGCAAAAAAGAATCCTCTCGACTATAATACCAAATTTACAATTGCTCGAAAAGCATTTGGACCAAGTGTTACAAGATCCAGAGCTCGCACAATCATTGAAGTCATGCAAGAGCTTGAGAAGATGGGACACACGGAAGTCACCCTCGTCGTTGGATCAGACAGAGTAACAGAATTCAAAACCCTCCTTAATCGTTATAACGGTAAAGATTTCAAGTTCGATAACATTGAAGTCGTATCTGCTGGCGACCGCGACCCAGATTCAGATGATGTATCTGGCATGTCTGCCTCTAAGATGAGAGCAGCGGCGCAATCTGGCGATTACGATTCATTTAAGAAAGGGACGCCTCCCGCTCTTTCAGAAAAAGAAAAGAAAGCAATGTATGATAAAATTCGTTCAGCAATGGGTGTTAATGAAGAAAAAGAAATTGAAGTAGATGATGAGGATTTTGAATTTACAGACAAAGAGCTTGATGTTTTTATTGACATGACAGATTTAGATGAGTTAGATGAAAACACAGAGATTGATGAAGAGTTTGGATTATTTATGGAAGATCTGGATGAAGCGCGTAAACCACTCACTGTCCAGCAAAGAATGAAAATTGCTCGTCGCATGAAGCGTCTTGCTCCTCGTATGAAAAGATTAAGAGCAATTCGTGCAAAGCGTATGGCAGATCCAAAAAGAATTGAACGTCGTGCGCGTAAGGCAGCAATCAAACTTCTTAGAAAGAGATTTGCAGGTAAGCAAGGGCAAAACTATGCTTCTTTGAGCCCAAGTTCTAAAATTAGTGTTGATAGAATTATTCAAAAGAAAATGTCAATGGTTGGTAAAATTAGTAAGAGACTATTGCCAAAAATTCGTAAAGCAGAATTGGAAAGATTAAAAAGAGCAAGAAGTGGTCCAAAGAAAGAAAGTTTTGATGCTCAATTTGAAAACTTTTTTAGTGAAGCAGTTTCACCAGCACAGCAAGCAGCGATTGCAATTGCAAAGAAAGAGTCTGGTAAGTATGACAAAGATGGAAAGAGAATTAAAGAACAATTAATTTGGGAAGAGGAAGAAGACGAAGGCACAAATAGCAAACTCGTTACAATGTTGCGTCAAGCATTCCGCGATCCCGTAGAAAGAATGATGGTGATTCGTGCATTAAAAGGGCAAGGTAAGTCTTTACAGAATCCAAAACTACGTCCATTTATTCTTAAATTATTGAATCGTTTGCTTGATGCTACACAAGCTGATCCATCTATGTTTGCTAAGATGCGCGACAAACTTCGTCGTATGTCACAAGATGATGAAAAAGAAACGAATGAAGCACAGGATCCAAACATCAAGGATCGTGAAGGCACTCAACCTGCTAAATATCATTCTGGATTAAAGAAGTCAACAAAAGTAGCTCGTGATCGTCATTTTAAAAAGTTTGCTGATAAAGATGACAGCAATCCAGCAAACTATAAGCCAGCTCCTGGTGATGCTGGCGCTGAGACAAAGCCATCGCAGTATACTAAGAAATATAAAGCGTTGTATGGTGAAGATTTTGATGCTGCTTTTGAAACATTTATTGCAGAACAATATATTGAAGAGAAAGCTCTTGAAGGTCTTAAAAAGAAAGCCGAGAAGTCTGGTATCTCATATGCTACTCTTAAAAAAGTATATGATCGTGGAATGGCTGCATGGAAGTCAGGTCATCGTCCAGGCACAACTCCTCAGCAGTGGGCATATGCTCGTGTGAATTCATATATCACGAAAGGCAAGACTTATCATACAGCGGATAGTGATTTACGCGAAGAAGATATTGATGAAGCTCGTCGTGGTCGTCCAAGAAAGAATCCACTACCAACAGGTCAGGAAAACGATGAGGGCGGGTTAGAACACATTCAAATGCAACTTCGCAAATCCATTTCGCTTCGTGGTTTGAAAGATGTTGAGTTTGCTGATGGTAAAAAGCATAAAGTTAAACCAAATGTTGCTCATGCTGCATTAAATAAAATTGATAGAATTAAAGATAGAAAACAAAGACATGATGCAGTTGTTAAAATTGGAAAGTCTCTAAATGATCTAATGTCGTTTGTCAATGAAGCAAAGTCTCCATTACAAAGACTTATAGATTTTGATAAGACTCGCGTTGCAGTTGGCAAGAAACCAATTTTTAAGAGTAATGAAAAGAAACCTGTAAAAGAACAAGAAGCTGAGAAAGCAGCAAGGGCTCGTATTGCTAGAGAGAAAGAAGCTGATAAAGTAAAGCATGATCGTATGTTGGATCAAGCTCGTACTCGCGACACACAAGCAAAGAATCGTATTTCAATGAGGAAAGAATCAATTGATACCGAATTTGAAAATATGCTTTCAGAAGGATTCACTGCAGGCATTTCTGATACAATGTACGCAATGGATTTTGAAGAGCATAAAGTACAAGGCGGTTTTGAATATCATCCTTCTGTATTAGATGAGATTAAAAAAAGAGATCCCAATTGGAAGGCAATGCAAAACATTCGTAAAAGTGGCGCGGCTGGTTCTCATGTAGATAAAAAGAAAATAATACCCAGAAAAGAAAAATATAAAACTCGATATGAAGAAGGCGGCGCTGGCGAAGAAGGCACAAACAATCTCGTAAAAAAATATAAAAAAGACACTCCAGGTGAGATGTGTGAAGCTATCGAATTCATGAAGAAACACGATATCGATATCGTTGAAAATATCTATCGCCCACTATCAGAAAAGTATTTTGAGTTCTTCCGCGAAGCTCGTCGTATGATGCATGAGGGTGAGATTGAATTTAGCTCTCTTGATCGTCAGATACTAGAGACCGAGCTCGGTATGTTTGATTGGTATGAGGGCATGGAAGTTCCACTTGATTGCCCATTAGTTGCTATCGAAGAAGAAGCGGAACCAGAACTCAATAAACCAAAACGTGGTGGTGCAAAAAAGTTTTATGTGTATGTGCGCGATCCTCAAACCAAGAATATTAAAAAAGTTTCATTTGGTGATGTTGGTGGTAGTTCTACGGGGGCAACATTGAGAGCAAAAATCAACGATCCTCAAGCTCGCAAGTCATTTGCAGCGCGCCATAGTTGTGATACCGCTAACGATAAAACAACAGCATCATATTGGTCGTGTCGTCTACCTCGTTACGCAAAGTCTCTAGGTTTACAGGTAGATAATCCTGGAGCGTGGTGGTAATAATGTATGAGTATAAATGTAAGATACTAAAGATTATCGACGGCGATACCGTTGATATAGATATTGATCTGGGTTTTGATGTTGTATTATCAAATCAGAGAGTACGGTTATTTGGGATCGATACACCAGAGTCGAGAACTCGTGATTTAGAGGAAAAGAAGTTTGGATTACTTTCTAAAAACTACATTAAAGGATACTTACCTGTGGGATCCATTCGGGTTCTTGTCACCGAAAAAGATGATGACCGTGGTAAGTTTGGTCGTATCTTGGGCAAATTTAAAGTATATGACACTAAAGAAGATCGTGAAAACTTCTTGCACGAGATGATGATTCGTGATCATATGGCTGTAGAATATTTTGGTCAGTCTAAAGAAGATATTCAAGATCAACATATGAAGAACAGACAATTTCTTTATGAGCAGATGCCAGAACTAAGATAGAGCTTTCATTGACTGTAAACGGCGGAACATATAGTGGTACAACAGGATCGAACACAAGGTGTGAAAATTGTGGGCATCCTAGTCATTGTGGATCACCACTATATGAAGACAAGTGGTCGGCTTATGGTAGACGTTTGGGGCACATAGATATTTGTAAACAGTGTAGGTGTGAAGAATGTACGAAAAGAAATACTTAATTACAGAACAAATGCTTCATGCATTTGGTGCTGCTACAGGTGATTTTAACCCAATTCATTTTGATGAAAATTTTGCAAAGAGGACAAGGTTTGAAGGTTGTATTGTTCATGGTATGTTGATTGGTGGATTAATCAGCGCTTCCATGACTGACTGTTATGGTATTGGTACAATATATCTTTCTCAAGACCTAAAGTTTCTTGCACCAGTCAGAGTTGGCGATGAAGTAACAATTAAATTTACTGATTACAAAGAAGGCAATAAAGCAACAACGGTAAATACACAAGTGTTTGTTGATGACACTCAAGTTATAAGTGGTGAAGGTAAGGTACTAGTTGGTAATAAGAATGAATAGACCTTACAAGCAAACGCACACATATGATGGCGGGTTTTTACGGGAATTTGCTGTGGATGTTGATGATAAAGAGCTTGTATGGCATAGAGATAAGAAAAAAAGATTAATCGAGGTAATTGAAGGGGAAGGATGGTTGTTACAGTGTGATAATCAATTACCAAGAGAGTTAAAAGTCGGCGATAGATTTGGCATATTTGCACATACTTATCATAGACTATTCAAAGGGACATCGAATCTTAAAATTAAGATTCACGAAGAATTATAAATAATAAAAATAAAACTTATTAGAGGATAGATAAATGACAAACTATTTCCGCAAACCAGATGCACTTGTAGATGCTGTTCGTAGTATTCTGTCCGGACAACCAACAGAAACTCAAGAAGACATTGAGCGCAAAGCAGACGTTAAAATGGTTAAGGTAAAGTTACCTGATGGTCGTATAGTGATGCGTAGAGAAAGACCAACGATTGAGATTGGTAAGGGTAAGAATGAGTCACTCGATCCTGTAGACCAGAAGGCTCTCAAAGGCAAGCATTCTGACCGCAAAGACAAAGACATTGACAACGATGGTGATGTTGATTCCTCAGATGAGTATCTACACAAGCGCCGTAAAGCAATTTCAAAGGCAATGAAAGAAGAAGTAGAACTTGATGAAGCAAAGTTCTCCCCAAAAGAAATTAAGATGGCAATCGGTATTGCATCTGACAAACGTTATAAGGGTGGTAACATGACAGGTGCGGCAAAGGCAATTGAAAAGATTAAGCCTGGTCTATCATACCATCCACAAGTCCGTGCAGTTCTTCGTAGACTGAATGAAGACACTGATGACAATCCAGCCAATCGCCAGCATCTCTGCGCCAAGAATGTAGTTCACGAAAATTGGGGTGAAGGTGTATGTATTCCTACAATGCATGCTGATCCAGATGCTGAAGGTAATGTCGCTTGGTATGATATTATGTTCGAGCATGGTATTGAGTCTCGTGTTTCGATTGACGAATTGAAAGTCACAAAAGCCGAAAGTCATATGCACGCCAGCAAGAAGAAAAAGGAAAAGAAGAAACCTGAACTTGATGAAGAAGATATTATTCAAAAATATCGTGATGAAGTTTCAAAATTAGAAGCGAAAAAGAATAAAACTTCTTATGAAATTGGTCGTCTGAAAATGATGAAACAAAGATTAAGAAAAATCGATGAAGAGACCGACGACAATCCAGCCAATACTCAACATCTCTGCGCTAAGAATGTAGTTCATGAATCATGGGGTGAAGGTTCTTGCATTCCTACAATGCATGCTGATCCAGATGAAGAAGGCAATGTCGCATGGTATGATGTTATGTTTGACCATGGCATTGAAGAGCAAGTTTCTATTGAAGAACTCAAAGTCACTAAGGCTGAGTCTCATATGCATTCTTCTAAAAAGAAAATCAAAGAGTCTAAAGACGAATACGAAGATGATGACGACAAGAAGGGCAAAAAGAAAGTAGGCAAGAAAGACGAGATCGATACCGAGCCAAATATGGACGATCAGAAAATGACTGCTGAAATGTCTGATAAGCAAATGAAGAAACGTGAAGAAATCGTCAAGTCAATGAAAAAGAAATCAGGCGACTTTAAGAAAAGATATGGTGATCGTGCTAAAGACGTGATGTATGCCACTGCTACTAAGATGGCTATGAAGGAAGGTTTTGAACTTACCGAAGAAGATTTTGCAGAACTTGATGAAGCAATGGATACTTTTACTG